ACAACCCCCTGCACCAATTAGGCAATTATCCGCATCAGAATCAATAGCGAGTAAATATACACCTATTAATTTTGTAAGCATTATGGACGGCTTAATTGGTGATAAGCTTGATGTTGTCAGGGGAGTTGACGGCAAAATTAGTATGAACTTTACTAATCCGAATGGGAGGACTGCGAGGATGTCGCCAGAGCGAAATATTGATGAAAGAGCTGTAGAAGTAATAGCTTTAAGTTCGGCGATGACTAGACTCGGTAATGCCATAGAAGAAATGGAGCGAACAAGTCCATATTTAATACCGCAGAATCAGGAATTAATTAATAGCTATAAAACAGCTGTTAATAATGCTTTAGATCGTGGTTTTGATTTTAAACAGCAAGCTATAGATACAAAGCTTAGCAAAATGGGGCTTACTAACAGTTCAACTGCCCTTGGGGTTCAAGTAGCCCTAGCACGTGAGAAAGCCAACGCTTACGCAGAAGCAGAGTTAAAGCAAGCTGAACTTGCACAAGGATTAAAACAGCAGGCAATTGGTAATATAATGAATAGAGGTAAGTTATTGGAAAGTCAGGCTAACACTGAACTTGGAAGATTTGCTACGGAAACAGGTAATCAAATGCAGCTAAGAGGTCAGGATATCCAAAAAGAAATAGCACTATCAACCTTAGATCAGGACAGGCAGAAGTTTTTAACTGCTGCTGGTATTGATGCTTTAAATACTGGTAATCAGCAGGCTATAAATGCTGGAGCTGTTGATACTAATCGCATTGCCGGTTTAAATAGTGCCCAGTATCAAAGATATAGCATGACTAGCAATCCTTTCGGGGAAATGTTGGGAACGTTTGGGGGGGCTCTTGCTGGCGGACTTGGAACTAGTTTTGCTAATAAATTTTCTAATAAACTTTTTGAGAAAAAATCGTAAAATAAAAAAAGAACCTTGCGAGGAATAATGAAGTCATCAGGATATAAAGAATCTTTAAACCAATATCAGGATTTAGTAAATCAACCAACTTTTGCTGATTATCTAGGTAATGCTTTCTCTAAAGTAGGAAGCGGGCCAGCTGTGGGAGAAGCGCAAAGAATGTCTAATGCAATGCTTTCTGGTATGGGAGCTGGTATTAGTGGCGCAGCAGCAGAGGAAAGAAGACAAAAGTTATCACCGATGTTAGAGCAAGCAGGACGTATTACAGCAAAAGCAGCGGAGATTGAAGCTCAAATGCAAGAAGCCGAGCAAACTAGGTTACAAATGACACAGTTTTTTAAACAATCTGCCGTACCTATTGCTCAGTTATCACAAGCATCACTCGCTGGAGATAGACCAGCTGCAAATGAACTAGCTAAGGGAGTATACTTGAATTTTAAACAAGGAGCTAATGATCCTACTATGGGTGATTTTGATCATTACCATAACGGGGTTATTTACTATCATAACCTTGAAAATGGAGCTATAGAGGGTGAAAACGTAATTAGTTTAATGTATCAAGCAGGAATTGATCCTGTAAGCATATGGGGTCAAGATGCTCCTATGATAGAGGCAGGATTATCTCCTGGAGCTAAAAAGAATTACGAAGATTCTGAGAAAATGCGTCAACTGGAAATGGAGGGTAAAAGAGCGGACATTTCCAACAAGTATTCACAGGCAGGAGTACATAATGCTCAAGCTGGATTATATAACAAACAAGGCCAAGAACTTGACTACAAAATGTCTCCAGAATATTTAGAATCTGAAAGGCAAAAAAAGTCTCTGGATTATAGAAGCGATCATAATGCCAAACATTATATACCTGAAATTTCACAAAAGTATCAAAAGAATAATGAAGTTTTAACTAGTATAGATAACTTTAAAAAGATATTAAACGATACTTCTTTAACTGGAGGTAGTTTTGGTAAACGAGTAGCTAGATTTGTTGCAGAACAAACTGGTAATGATGAGAAAATTTTAGAAGCTAAAAATGCAGGACAGTTTTATTTTGAATGGATGAACGAAAACTCTAAAGGAGCTTTATCAGACAGAGATATAAAATTATATACTGGTACTTTTGCCGATCCAGAAAAGAATAGAACTGCATCAATTAATATCTTAAATAAATTAGAAAATAAATTAAAAGGACAAAATACTATCTATAGAAAACAGCTTGAATTATACGATAAAGACCCAACTGCTAATTTACATAATTTAGATTTGATTCAAGCTCCTAGTAATACTAATGAAGTTGTTACTATGGCTGCGCCTGATGGTAGTACAAGACCTGTACCAGCGGCTCAGGTAGAATATTGGAAAAGCAAAGGGGCTAAGGTAATTGATGAGCAAAAATAATTTCTGGGCGGAGTTTGATAGCGGCTTTGAGAATAAACAGGTTACAAACAATTTTTGGGAAGAGTTTGATAATCCACAAGGGGAAGTAACATCTGAACCTAGTATTGGCCAAAGAATAGCATCAGGAGCAAAAGCCGTAGCTGCGGGAGTAGCTGGCGCAATACCTGATACATTAAGTCTTGCTTATAATTTACCTGCAATGGCTCAAAATGCGCAAGTTGCCGCTGGGAATTATCAAGCAAACCCTTACGCCTTTGATTTTGCCCCCGCTGAAGAAATGACAGCTCCCGTTCCTCTTATTCCATCAGCGACAGAAGCTATCGACCAAGGGATTGATACTGCCACAGGCGGATATACAACGACTCCAGAAGATCAGAAATATATTAATGAGGGATTAAAAACTGGCGCATCATTTCTTACTGGTGGAGGAATAGCAAAAACTGCTCAAGGAGGGGTAGCCAAACTTGGTAGCATGATTGGTAATACTAGCCCTCTGCAAGCTGCGGGAGCTGCTGCAATGGGCGGGACTACTTCTTATTTAGCTGATCAAGGCACGGGAACTGGCGAGGCAATAGGTGGAGGTCTTGCTGCTAATCTAGCCGTAAATGCTGCTCCGTCTTTAGCCAAAGGAGCTGGAGGACTTGCTGGGCGTGCGGCTCTTTCTGCTGTTGGACTTGGTAAAAATAAATTAAATCTGGAAGCAGCAAAGGCGGCTCAAGGATTAGATATTGCACTGCCAAAGGCAGCGGCAAGTGAGGGAAAGGCAATTGCTTTAGCTGATCAATTTTTAAGTAAAACCCCTGTAGCTAGCGGAGTTATGGGTAAAAGATATTCAGAAATGGCCAATAAAGTTATGAAAGAGTTAGACAAAGCCTATGATAGTGCTTTGCCAGCTAGCGAACTTTCTGGGGTAGAAGATAGGATAAGACAATTATATTCAAATTCTCGTGAAGCATTGCCTAAAGAAGCACAGATAGTTCCTAAAAACGTAACTTCTATAACTGAAAGTATTAAGGGAGAACTTGCAAAATCTGCTTCCTTATCACCTGGGGAGAAAAGAGTACTTAGTATCATTAATGATTATGAAGATAAGTTTGTGCCTATGGGTATTAAAAGAATACCAAGTCCAGTTGAAGATTTAGTCGCAAGTCAGGATTCTCTTGGTAAAGTTGTAGATTGGAAAGACACAAGTGTTAACTGGCAAAAAGAAAAGAAAGCGTCTGGAATGGTAAAAAGGCTTTATAATGCTATTAATAATGATTTAGCAGAATACGGCAAAACTAACCCAGATTGGTTTAATTATCACAAAGAAGCTGATAAATTATTTACAAAATTCTCTCGTAGAAAAGAACTAGAAGATATGCTTGGCAAAGTAGAAAATACAGCAACTGGTGAGATGTCTTATAATAGTCTTTCAAAAATACTTAATGATGAGCAGAATAGAGCTAGGTTACAAAAAATCACTAATCCAGAAACTTTTGAGCGTCTGGATAAGCTTAGCAAGGTTGCGAGGGCTATGGCAGTTAAAAATAAAAACATTCCTAATCCATCTGGGACAGCTGTAACTCAAAAAACTTTTGATCTTATTTCAATTTTAACTGGAGCATCTGCGGTAGTTGCGCCAGAAAAAACTATATTAGCAGTAATTGGTGGGTCTGGCCTTGCTCATTTATTAACTGATAAGAAAACCTTGGATTTAGCTATTAAATTTGCAGAAACACCAACAAATATTAATGCTGTAAATTTTAGCAAAAGCATGAAACAGATCACAGGATATACACCTGTAACAGCTCTTAGAGAAGCACAAAAACTTGAGCAAGGACGAGAGGAAGCAAAGCCAGCAGTTAAGTCAGGAGAGCCAGCTAAAAAAGCCCCTGCGTTTAATAAAACTATTGAAGATATGTATAATAATAAATATATCAGAAATTTTATTGAGGCAAATTAAATAAAAGCAATAAACAGCATCATTATATAATCCAGTATTTTATCTAAAAATGGGGCAAGTTCTTGTCTTTCTAAGGATTGTTGTAATACTGGTCTAGTCCACAGCGTGAGTATTAAAATATAAACAATATGCTCTATCTTTATTTTTTGTTTAAATAATCTCTGCTTAATTACATAAACAATAATAAAGCTTAATATTTTTAAAAAGAACACGTGCAAAAACTCTTATAAAGTTTTCGCAGGATTGCAACATTATAAAAAAAGCTTAATCTTTAAGCAAACTAAATGAACCCTTTATGCCCTATAAGGTTAGTATGAGTTGCCCACATACTTATCTACAAAAATTGTGAATTACTAATTGTCTTGATTATTATTCGGTTCTTTTGCCATAAGGAAGACTAAACCGCCAATTATTTCAGCGATTAAGGCAAGCTGATTGTTTTCTAGAAACATTAATCTAGTGATTACCAATAACAAAAAAACTCTTTGTAAAAAAGAGCTTTGGGTTGTAAATAATTCTAAAATTTTATGTAACCATTTCATTTACTAAGCTCCTCTTTATAAACATAATATTTGATTCTAAATACGTAAAGCTCGTTTAACCAGTTATTAAAATTATCACAGGACTTACGAGGAATACATATTTGCTTTATTTCCTCTACAGCTTTTTGGTTGATTAACGGCATATCTGGTAAATTTAATTTTGGTGATTTATTTGGTTTTATCTGACAACCGCTCAAGGTTAGTGTCAAGATCAGTAAGTTTAACGCTCTCGCTAACATCTAATACCTTTTGTTGAATATTAATTACTTTGTCTTTTTCAAGGTTATTTTCTGTAAGTCCTTTATTTTCTAAAGTTAATGTTTTATTTTTTCTAAAAAGATAAACAGCAATAAAAGCACCAATAGCAAGTAAAATTTCTTTAAAATAAGCTATAAAAAACATTTTAATATTGGTTAATAATTTCCTGATTACTATTGTTTTCCTGTTTTTGTTCTTTTTTTTGTGATTTATTCTGTTCTTGTTCTACAGTAGTTGGGGTCTCTGTTTTGTTAAATATTTCAATGGTAGGTGAGAAAAAATCATCACAAGCGATTAATAAACTAGCTGCTATAAAAAAAATCCCGATAAATATTTTAAGCTTATTCATTTTAAATCTCCGTAATTGTAATAGGATAGGTAGCTTCTACCATTTTCTTTTTTAGAATATACATATCTGTTTTTATGCCTTTTACATCTTCAATAGTTACCTCCCCATTTGTCCAGAATATAAGATAATCACAGACATATTTAACCCCAGCTTGCAGATGGAAAGGGACTTGTCTCAAGAAAAATAATATTTCACCACTATTTTGTAATATTTTAAGCTGCTGGTATCTTTTATGCTCTTTTTTGGAGGCAAATTTGATTCCGTCTGCTTCACAAGGTTTAGCTCTGAATTTATGTCTTAAGATTGCCATAACGCAAGCTCCGCCTGTCTTCTTCTATATAAACCATTAGAGAACTCGCTATCTATATTAACAACACCTCTAACGTTGCTAAAAAATTCATCAGCAGCTCCGTTATAATCTCCAGCATTCAATTTTCTAAGCCCATTACTTATTTTAAAATTATATGCCCCCCAGTTGTATATAAGGCTCACTAGAGCATCAAATTGACCTTGACTTATGTTTACCTTTACAGATGAATTTATAGCGTTCTCCGCCTCTTTAACGTCGTTTTTAAGTAATTGCTCTGCTTTTTCTCTGGTCATACGAGGAGCGGCTTTAGTAAGTGCTACTAATCTCTGATCTATAACATGACCATATCCTATAGTTGGTCTTCCAGCAGGACACATATAGACATAATCCTTAAATCCCTCAAATTGTTTAATGAGATCAAGTCCCTTCTCAGACGTTTTCATTAATGCCATCTTATATATTTAGGGAAATAGCTTAACTTATCTTCTGATTCTTTTTCTGGAGTCTCTGGACTTAAATCAATATTTATGCCTGTTTGTTCTTCTATGACTTCCTCTGATATTTCTTCAACAGGATTGTCTTGATACCAAAAATAAGCTGACAGCAGGCCAATAATTATAGCAGCAGCAATAATAAAATATCTGCTAAAAACAATGGTTTTTAATAATTCTTTCATAGGTGTACTCGCAAGGTTCACGAATGAAAGTATAGCAGAATACTTAAGAAAATGGAAGTTTTTAGATGCAAGGTTCTTTTGAGGCTTTTTAATTAAAAGCCAACAGGGTGAATTGTGTTTTGTGTAACACTATTGCGTAAATCGTTAAGTCGTTCCTGTTTCATGCGTTTTTCTCTTTCTTCTTCTGTCATATTGCAAGTATGACTACAGCTACAAAGAGTTAACATACACGTTATTATAGTAATAGAAATTTTAGCCTTGATCATTTTTACCTCCTTTATGTTATTATTTCTGAATAGTTATATTGCTTATTAATCCACTCAATACAGGACAGCTGCTTTTCAGCATCAAGATCAGCAATACTTTCAACTCCTGCGGCACGTGTCCACTTGTTTATCACCTCACCTGATACATTATACAATTTAATAAGTTCCAATAATTCCGCAAGCGTTTCCTTTGGTCCTTGAGTAAAATCGTTCAGTACAGCGTCAAGTTTACCACTTATATTTTGTGCTTTTGGAGTGATATTTTTAACTTCTATTTCAAAATCGTTAATATCTTTCCCCTCCATTTCCTCAGCTGTTGGATGCTGACCAACTATTTCAGGAAAAGCCTTACGTAGTGCTTGTGCCTCGGCACATTTGGCAAGCTGTCCATATGGTCTTTTTTTCCACATAGTATTGGGTGCTAATTCATCTTTTTTAGTAGCATAGTTTTCTAGCCAGTATTCTTTAGCTGTAAATTCAACAATAGTATTGTTTACTATTTTTTTCACTGTTACCCTGCACCATTTAGGATAAGTAATCTCTACGCCGCCTAAATTACATGTAACATCTTCGCCAAACTCAGGCTCACTAACTCCTGCATATTGATTGCTTCGTGCTGCTTGTATCCTATATAAACCAACCCCAGGCATAACTACGTCTTTATATTCATATTTACCTGTTAAAGCATTTCTTACGCTCATTGGAACAATATGTACTGGTTTTTGCATTGGATCTAATTTGGCGGCCTTACAGTAATCAAGTACCATTTTTATACTTTCATCTTTCGCTCCAGTATATAAACTATTTTTTAATGCTGACCATATATGTTGGTCAACTTCACTGGTGCTATTTACTGTTGCTATGTTACTCATTTTCACCTCACTTAATTAAAAATACTCTTGATTGCTTACTATAACTTGCGTATTTCAGATACATTTCCTTGGCTTCTTCCTTAAACCTTTTAAGGTCAAACAACGACCTTGGAGCTGTATTTTTCCATGTAGCTATTACATTGCCGTTCTCATCTATTAGCACATCGTAATCCTGCATGAACTCTTGAATTTCAACCTTTAACTTTTCAATAGTTTTTTGTATTTGTTCTTCTGACATTTTAGCAATTTTTAATTCTTCTAGTTTTGCCAATATATCATTTTTAGCGGTTATTTGTTTATTATTACTTTGAGGGAATAAGTTAAACGTATCCCTAGTATTTACACATTTAGGCGGCACTCTTTTTTCTATATGATTGTGCCAAAAATTACGTGCAATTTTAATAAGTTTTTCTTCTAGATTTTTGTCTCTATTATAAGTATAAATTCTAAAATCCTGACCGCCGATTAGCACAGCTACATCAACCTTTGGTACATTACAGATTGCGGCATAATAAGCTACTTGCACTAGATAGGACTCAGGGATTTGGTCAGTCCCTAAGTCGCCCCATTCTTTAGCCTTGGTAAAGCCAGCTGTTTTACATTCTAAAATATGTGTTCCATTGTTTACCCATCGATCAACCCACCGATCAATATTAGCTCCTAAAAACTTATATTCAGGGTGATAGATTGTGTTTGGCTCTATTTCTACATCATAACCAGTAACTTGCGCATATTCTTTGGCAATAACGTCCTCTAAAAGAGTTCCCCAGTGCATTGCAGAGTTAGTGTCTTCCGCTATGTCATCGCTGGTTTTATCAAGGTATACGTCAAGAGCAGTCCTA